TATGAACCCTCTGATGATGTTGAACTGGGCCACATGATTGTTAAGGAATATCTTTCCTACAACACCAAGAAACCAATTACGGCCGTCAACAAACCTAAGTTATATTTCTCAGCCGAAGATGCTTCAGCCACCGTCAGCTCTATGCGTAATCTCCAGTATCAAGAATGGCAAGGTAAGACTCGTCAAGAGCGCAACCCTAAAGAGATGGAGAAGGATAAAGAAAATCACGGAGCAGACTGCATTCGCTATCTCTGCGTCACTCGTCCTACTCACCGCAAACTAACGGAGACTAAAACTCATGACGGATTCAAATCTAACCCCTACTAAATCTAAGAAGATGACTCCAGAGGCTCTTCAATTCGTCCTTCAAGCGATTGCTGTCTACAAACCCAATAAGTGGATTTTAGGGGAAATAAAGAGACTCTTTAATATTAATATTGAATCTATAAGTGGCTACAAGAAAACCAAGGCATACAAGCCTATTATTGCTGAAAGGCGTAAAGAATTTGAAGCTTCTCTAGCTCAAGTTCCCATCTCTTCTAAGCGCATGAGGCTTGAACGTCTTGAAGGTCTATATCAACTATCAATGCAATGGCTCCTAAAGAAAGAATGCTCCATCGCAGAAGTATCAAGCCTTCTTGTTAAGGCCCGTGAAGAACTAGAAGGCAAAGCGGTCTTAGGAAACGTCTATCAATTCAACCAGTACAACAAGTACGACTCCATGTCTGACTCAGAACTCTTAGAGAAACTGGATGACAACTATAAGTCCTTAAAGCGCCTCAAGATTTCGTCTACACCAAACGGTGATAGAATAAAGGCAGACCCGATTGAAGGTGAGGTAACTAGTGCCGAGTAATTCATTCAAGCAACAGGCGTTTATGAAAGCAGAGCTTCAACGCAAGCTTTCAGGTCAACCAACTAGAACTAAAATGAGCGTAAAGCAACTGCGTGAGTTCGCAGCCAGCGTGAAAAAAAAATAGTATGGCCTCTCGTGCTAATCGTAGTCAAATGACTCCAGAAGAAGTAGCTCGTAGCAAACCACGATTAATCAATCCAGGTAGTAAGAAAGTATCTACAGAACGTAGCATTACGGTTGAGACCGATAAAGGTTTCATGAACATCCCAACTATAGTTGAAGGTAAACAGCTTTCTAGTAAAGCGGCAGTTGAATCAGCTAAGAAATCTAGGATTCAGTTTGAAAGATTTGAAACTATTGAAAAAGCTGTTTCAGCTGCTAAAAAGAGAAGTGAAGACATAGGAAGAGCAATTAAAAAAGGAGATTAGTTATGCCTAAGGGAGTCGGATACGGAAGTAGCCATAAAAGTAGTCATCAGCCCAATAAATCCAAGAAGAAAAACCCCAAGAAGATGCGTCGCTCAAGAGGAAGATAACCCATGACACTCTCAGAATTTAACTCACTAGGTCTCTCTGAAAAGCTAGAAGCCCTATTTAGGAAAGTGTATGATCCTGCCTCTCTTGTAACTAGTACCGTTACCGATACTGTTTCTACAGAGGATGAAGTTGAGTCTGAACCCAAGAAGAAGAAAACCCGTAAGAAGAAGTAATGCCTTCTAGGGAATTAAAGGACTTACGCCCTCCGGCTCAGTCTGAGAATCAGCCTCAGTCAGAGAGACCGCCCATTCAGCTTCAAGTCACTTCTGAAGTAGAATCTACATTGGTGCAGGTCATTCAGAATGACTATGACGCTGCAAAGAAGGCCCGCCAGCAGAAAGACTTTGGCACCACCTCTAAGGGTAGTCGTTTAGATTTCGACTCCCACTTCAAGGGCCTCAAGGATCTCTATAACGCCCAGAGAATCCCCAAGAATGAGCCTTGGCAATTCTGCTCCAACCGCTCTCTTAGAATTGCAACCTCCATTGTAGATATGCTTCATGCCCGCCTCCTTCCTACTGTCCTCAATGAGGACTTAGTAAGATGGCAACCTGGAGAAGTCAAGGATAAGCCCAAAGTAGAACGCATCTCCAAACTCATGATGTGGTGGGCCTTCGTAAGAAGCCGTGTTCAAACCTTCTATGATATCTGGACCAAACATGTCATCAGCTTTGGGGATGGCCTCACCGAGACCTCCTGGGATGTAGAAATCCTTGATTCTGGAGAAACAATCTCTCAGCCCATTGTAGGTGAGGACGGCAACCCTCTTCAGGAACAAGATGGAGCTCCTGCTGTGTCAACCTTTCGTGATCTTCGCTTCATTGAACGCACCATCTCTCACGTCTTCCAAAAGGATCAAATCTTCCTTCAAGAGGGCGCAACCAACATTCTGCAGGACCCAGTCATCATCGAAGAGATGGTCCCCTACTATAAGTTAGAGCAAGGTGAAGTAGAGGGAAAGTTTGTCAACATCACCAACCTCTTGCGCTCTAAGATCCCCGTTGAGATGGACGAGTCCAACGACATCAAGGATGAAGACCGTGAGCGCCTTCGCAACATCAAACTCAGGAATAAGCAAGTAAAGATTCAGCGCTCCTACATTCATTTCGACGCAGATAATGACGGCTTTGCTGAAGACATCCGCATCACTGTAAGCCTAGATCATAGTCTTTATCTAGGTGGTATCGCAGTTAAGAATCTCACTAAGTCAGGGCGCCGTGCCCTAGACTTCACCAAGTTTGATAACCGCATTGCCAATCCCAATGAATTAGATGGAGAGGGCATACTAGAAAAGGTAAGAGAACTGGCAGAAGAAATAGACGCCATCTTTAACCAAATGACAGACGCAAATACCCTCTCCATTCTTCGTCCTGGCTTTTATGATCCTGCTGGAGATTTAGATGCTGGCACTCTCAAACTTGCCCCGAACCGAATCTCTCCTGTAAGTGATCCCTCTCGTAATATTCTCTTCCCAGACATTACGATCCAGGTCACCCAACTCATGGAAGCAATCAGGATTGTTCTAGAGTTTGTAGAGAGATTAACGGCAGCCTCTGCATTCGTCCTCGGCAAAGAGTCAGACTTTGTAGGAGGTCCAGGCACCGCCACCCGTACCAACACCATTACTCAGTCTGCTGAAATAAGATTTGCCATTCCCTCTACACGTCTTCGTGGGGGCGCTTCCCGCATTATGACTCAGCATCTGGATATCCTTCAACTCAACATTCCTCCTGGATTAGAAACCCGTGTGATGGGAGAAAAAGGGGACCCCGTCTTTGATACCAATGAATTAACGATGGAAGGAATCTCTGGTGAGTATGACGCCTATCTCTTACCTGATCCTAGTCAAGGATCGAAGCAAATAAATAGAGATCTGTGGGGCATGTTTTACTCCATCCTCATTCAGAATCCAATCGTAGGAACAGACCCAGCCAAAATATATCGCATCACCGCTAATCTCCTTAAGGCATGGGACCTTGATCCTGTTGAGATTCTAGGTCCAGCCCCTCTCCTAGATGATGTGGATGATCCCGAAGACGAGAACACCCTCATTCTTCAGGGGGATTTTGCCCGTGTGCGTGCCCAAATCCATGAGAATCACATTCTTCATATTCAAGAACACATGGCCCTTGCTGAGTCACCCTCTCTTGCTTTCATTGCCCAACACACTCCTCATCTTCATGCCAAGATTATTCAGTTCTTACAACAACATATTCAAGAGCATCAACAAATGATGCAACTCATGATTGCAATCACTCAAAACTTAGCAGGAGGTAAAGGTGGAGGATCAATCGGCGGAGGTGAGGGCGGAAACACTGAGACAACTAAAGGAGCTCCAAAACAACCAGGGCTGGAACAGACTTCAGGTCCACTTGCTCAAGCTCTCGGAGCACAAAGGCAGGGAACTAGCGGGCCATCTCCGTAATCCAACCGAGGAAAATATTCGTAAAGTAATTTATCTTCAAGGTGCGTTAGATGGTCTCAATCAAAGCTCTAAATCTCTCTCAAACCTCATGAGAAATTTCGCAGAACCAGAACCCGTGATACAATCTTATTAAATGGAGGAATTGCAACATGCCAGAGCCTAGTAAGCCTGAGAAAGAACCTGAAGTTGAAGTTACACCTGTAAAAGAACCTGAGACAGTTGAAGTAGACCTTGTTCCAGAGAAGGATAAACCTTCAGAGCAGGACGCCAATCAAAAGATCCTAGATGAAATCAAGAAAGAAAGAACCCGCGCTGAGTATCTCAACCGTCAAGCAGATAAGAAACTCAGACAAGTAACAGAGTATCAGCCTCCTCAACCTCAAGTTGTTACTAAGACTCCAGAAGGCTCCAACCTCTCTAAGGATCAAATCAACACAATGGCTGAGAAAGACTGGCAGGACGCCGTAGACTACAAGATCGAGCGTGGCATTCAAAAAGGCATTGAAGAGAACGAGAAAAAGCGCCAGGCTGAACTTGAAAAGGACGAACTGAACCGCCAAGTGGATGACTCCCGCAACATCGTTCTGGAGCGCTATCCCGACATCGAGAACGAACAAACGGACGAAAACAAGTTCTATCGTCAGGTTGTGAACTCCAACCCAACTCTTCTCAAGAACCCCAGGTCCTGCTCTGTGATGCGAGATTCTTACGAGCAGTTTGGCAAAGTTTCCAAAGGTATTTGCGGTTCCGTCTGCGTTCATACGGTCCACCAAACCCATTATGACAAGAGCGCCACCTGTGTCTGCCGCGACGTCACTGCGGTCAAGTTCTGCCCAGGAAGAGCCCGTATCGGTAGAGCCGCTATTGGTTCTAACTGTGAACGTAGCGTGGTTACCG